TGGAACAGCAGGTACAGCCAATACTGGAAGTGGAGGAGGTGGAGGAACAGATGGTGGACAAGGTGCTAATGGTGGTTCAGGTGTTGTTATACTTCGTATGCCAGACGCAAATTATTCAGGAACTACAACAGGAAGTCCAACAGTAACTACTGGTGTTGGTGGTACAGATACAGTTTTAATTTTTAACGCATCAGGAAGTTACACAGCATAGGAGATTTTATGGCATATTTTGCAAAATTAGGAAAAGGAAATATAGTTGAAAGAGTTGAAGTCGTATCAAATGATATTCCTACAACAGAACAAGCTGGAGTAGATTTCTTAAACAATCTTTACAAAACTAGAGATGTTTGGAAACAAACTTCATACAATGACAATATGAGAAAAAACTTTGCTGGTATTGGTTTTACTTATGACCAAACAAGAGATGCTTTTATTCCACCTAAACCTTTTAATAGTTGGACACTAAACGAAGATACTTGTCTATGGGAAGCACCCGTTGCTATGCCAACATTGACACAAGAGCAAATAGATAATAACAATTATTACAAATGGAACGAAACAAATAGACAATGGGATTTAATAGAATAATATGCCATATATAGGACGATCAACAATTACTGGAAATTATATCAAGTGTTCTACGTTAACACCTGATGGTTCTACAACTACATTTACATTAACAAACAGTATTGATAGTGCAAACGTATATCCAGGTTCAGAAAACAGTATGCTTGTTTCTGTATCAGGTGTAATACAAGCTCCTGGTAGTGCATACACAATTAATAATAATCAAATAATTTTTAGTGCTGCTCCAGCTGCTTTAGATACCATTGACTTTATTATTGTATTAGGCGATTTAGTTTCTATTGGAACACCGTCAGATGGCACAGTTACAAGTGCTAAATTAGCTTCTAGTGCAATTACAGGCCAAACAGCAGTAACAAGTTTACAAGACGCAGATTTATTTTTAGTTTATGATAATAGTGCTGGTGCATTAAAGAAAGTAGAAAAACAATATGTTGCTACTTCTACATTAACTTATACAAATGGAACTGCTACAGGTGATGGTTCTACTACAACTACTACAATAGATAGTGGAAGAGCAGTAAATGATGTATTAGTTTCAGTAAACGGATTTATTTTAACTCCTACTACAGATTACACAATTTCTGGTACAACACTAACATTTGTAACAGCACCTGCTTCTTCAGCAGAAATTAATATTAGATATTTACCGTTAACTGGTCAAGCAACTTATACAAATGGAGAGTTTACTGGTGATGGTTCAACAACAACAATTTCAATAGACTCTGGTAGATCAGTAGAAGACGTTTTAGTAACTGTAAATGGTGTTGTGTTAGTTCCAAGTACAGACTATTCAATATCAGGAACAACTTTAACCTTTACAACAGCACCAGCTTCGTCTGCTGAAATATCAGTAAGATATTTGAGGTTAACGTAATATGGGTGCAATCACAAGAGCTGCGGCTAATAACATAACAAGTAGTGGAGTAATTTTACCAGCAGCTATAACTAATGCTTCTGTTACATCTGTGACAGCTTTATCTCAAATACCAGCAGAAGATGATTTGACTTTAATTTCAACACAAACACCTAGTGGTGCTTCATCAGTTGAATTTACAAGTGGGCTTGATAGTACATATAAAACTTATATATTTAAATATTATCTTCATAATGCGGCAGGTTCTCATTTATTTTTTAATCTAAGCACAGATGGTGGAAGTAATTATAATGTTGTTAAAACCTCAACTGCTGTTAGAGTTTATCATACTGAAGCTGATAGTGGTATATTATTTGATTATTTAGATGGTGCACAAAGTAGGTCACAAGAAACAGCTAATCAATATTTAATTGAAAACCAAAGTAGTGATGCTGATGCTATTGCTGTCGGTTCTTTATATTTATTTAATCCAAGTGATACAACCCATATAAAGCATTTTATAGGAGACACACAAACTATGGAAGGGAATCCATCTTCTAATAGGCAATTAACTGGTGGTTATGCAAATACTACAAGTGCAATTAATGCTATTAAATTTCTTCCAAATTCATCAACATTTACTGGTACAATTAGATTGTACGGAATAGGTTAATTATGAGTATAGCTTTATCTTTAGGAAATAATTTAACAACAGGCGGTATATTTAAACCAACTGCGATTAATAATACTTCTTGTGATAATGTAACAAGTTTTTCTGGAATAACAGGCGGTGGTGGATTATCATTAATATCAACACAAACAGCAAGTGCATCAGCTAATATTTCATTTACAACAGGAATTGATAGTACCTATGATGAATACATTTTTAAATTTATAAACATACACCCATCTAATAATAGTGTTTCTTTTCAATTTAATCTCTCTACTGATGGCGGTTCAAATTATAATGTTACTAAAACAACAACTCATTTTATCGCTCTCCATAATGAGGGTGATGAAGACGCATCCGTTTTATATTACAATAGTTTAGATTTAGCACAAAGTAGTTCATACCAAACATTAGGTTTTGAGATTGGTAATGTAGCAGACGAATCATTTTCTGGAACACTTCAATTATTTCTACCTAGTTCAAATACATACGTTAAGCATTTTATATCTACAAGTAATTATTATAATGATGCAGATAGGTCTTTTAATAGTTCTGTAACTGGTTACGGAAATACTACCAGTGCTGTAAATGCCATAGACTTCAAGTTTTCTGCTGGCAACATTGATGACGGAATAATTAAAATGTATGGAGTAGCAAAAGCATAATATGGGAACAATAACTAGAACATTCGCTAATAACATAACTACATCAGGAGTATTCAAGCCTACTGCATTTAATAACGCAAGTTTTGATAACGTAAGTAGTTTATCTTCTGCTACTATTGAGGGTGGAAGTGTGGTTTTATTATCTACTCAAACTGCAAGTGCAAGTGCTTCAATAAGTTTCACAACTGGAATAGATAGCACCTATAAAGAATACTGGTTTAGATTTAACAACATACACCCACAAACTGATGGTGCATTACTTACTTTTAATTTAAGTACAGATGGTGGTTCTAGCTACAATGTAACTAAAACAACTTCTGCTTTTAGAACATATCAATATGAAAATATTCCTTCAAATTATGAATTAGCATATCAAACAGGTAGTGATTTAGCACAGTCATCAAGCTATCAATCGTTAGGTACATCAAATCTTGGTGCAGATAATGACCAATCTTTTGCAGGAGTTTTTTATTTATTCAACCCAAGCTCTACAACTTACGTTAAGCATTTTTTATCAGATGTTAATTTATCTACTGATGATGATAGAACCGTAAGAGCATTTGTTGCTGGGTATGGGAACACTACTAGTGCAATCAATGCTATAGACTTTAAGTGTAATAGCGGAAACATTGATTCTGGTACAATACAAATGTATGGAATACTTTAAAATGATAATAAATAATATTAAAAAGGAGAACAATAATGGCAAGATTTAAGTTAGTAAACGGTGTACAAGTTCAGTTTACTGCTGAAGAAGAAGCTGCTAGAGATGCTGAAGAGGCAACTTGGGTTGCAGGTGCTTTTGATAGAGCAATTGCTGAAGTAAGAAGAAAAAGAGATGCTTTAATAAAAGCAACTGATTATCTTGCTTTATCAGACAATACTTTAACGGCAGAAATGACTACTTACAGACAGGCTTTAAGAGATATTACAAACGGTATTACAACTGTAGAACAATGTAATTCTATTACGTGGCCGACAAAACCTTAATGGAAGATGTATAAATAGTAGAAAGAATAAAAAATTATGCCTGCAATTATAACAAATAAGTTTAGATTAAACAACGCTGAACAGTTCCACGAATCATTTACGGAAACTGCAAATAACGTATATTATCTAGGTATTGGAAGACCTCAGGCTTGGGGTACATTAACTAGAGCAGATAGTCGTACTGATTATGAAGGTACAGACTCAAATCCTACTACTCCTGGCGATACAGTAGTTAACGAATTTTACACATATGACGATTTAATCGCAGCTAAAAGAATTACAGGTACAGATATTTCTTTTGTAATTCCAAGAAGAAACTGGACATCAGGTGTTGTATATGATATTTACAGACACGACTACGGAGAATACGTAACAGGTTCTACTTCAACAAGAGTAACTTCAACAAGTGGTGCAACTACTTTATTTGATTCTACTTTTTATGTTTTAACGTCTGCTAGAAACGTATATAAATGTATTGACAATAATAATGGTGGTGTAGTAAGTGATGAACCAACAGGTGATTCAACATCTGTTATTACAACAACTGACCAATACAAGTGGAAATATATGTACACTTTATCTGCTGCTCAACAGGCAAATTTCTTATCTACAGATTTTATGGCAGTAACTACAAACGCCGCTGCCGCTCAGGAACAATTAGACGTTATATCTGCCGCTGTTAACGGTGCAATAGATGTAATTAAAATTAAATCTGCTGGTTCAGGCGGAACAAACGGAACATTTACAGGTATTGCTATAAGAGGCGATGGATCAGGTGGTGTATGTAGTGTAACAGTATCAGGTGGTGCTGTAACTTCCGTAACAGTAACTACTCCAGGTACAGGTTATACTTTTGGTACAGTCAGTAACGCACAAATCGTTGCTGCTGGGGCAACAAGTTTATCAGGTGCTGAATTAGATGTAATTATTCCACCAAAAGGTGGTCACGGTGCAAACGCTGTAGAAGAATTAGGCGGTTTCTTTGTGATGTTAAATACTTCACTTGAAGGAACTGAATCTGCAAACACAGGAGACTTTTCTGCTGTTAATGATTTTAGAAAAATTGCTTTATTAAGAGATCCTACAAAAAGTTCTGCCGCTGTAACATCTACAACTGCAAGATTAACTAAGGCAGTAATATTTGCTTCTTCACCAACTCCAGGTACATTTACAGTTGACGAAGAAATTAATCAGGCAACAACAGGTGCTGTTGGAAAAGTTGTTGAATGGGATGCAACAAACAGAATTTTATATTACATTCAAACACGTCATAATGATGCTGGTGTTGATAGTAATGGAGACTTAACTGCTTTTAGTGGTGCAAACATAATTACAGGTCAAAGTTCAGGTGCAACAGGTACTCCTGATACATCTAGCTCTGCAACAGTTAATAACGTAGTATTTGCTTCAGGATATTCAGTTCCTGAAATAGACCACGACTCTGGCGATGTCTTGTATGTTGAAAATAGAACACCTATTCAAAGAGCAACAGATCAAACCGAGAACGTCAAACTGGTAATAGAATTTTAGGGAGGAAATAAATGCCAAGTCCAACAGACTTTAACCTCTCACCTTACTATGATGACTTTGCTGAAAGTAAAAAGTTTCATAGAATATTGTTTAGACCAGCGTTTGCTGTTCAGGCAAGAGAGTTAACACAGTCACAAACAATCTTACAAAATCAGATTGAAAAGTTATCAGATCACTTTTTTGAAAAAGGTGCAATGGTTATTCCAGGAGAAATTGGATACGACCTAAACTATTCTGCTGTTAAACTTACAAGTATTGGTCCATCAAACACACTATCAAATTTTACTGACGGAACAGTTTTAACTGGTTCTACTTCAGGTATTACTGCTACTGTAGTTAATAGAGTGGCAACAGACGGTACTGATCCAGATACACTTTTTGTTAAATATAGTAAAACTGGTGGAACAAATAAAAATCAATTTTCATTTTCAGACGGCGAAACAATCACAGGAACAAATAGTGATTCAACCGCTGTAACTGCTGTAGTTAATACAACTGCCGCTGGTTCTGCTGCTCAAGTACAGGCAGGTACATATTACATTAACGGATTTTTAGTATCAGTTACTAATCAAACAATCATACTTGACAAATACACAAACACACCAAGTTATAGAGTTGGTTTAACTGTTACAGAATCTTTTATTACACCTAATAATGATAATTCATTAAACGATAATGCACAAGGTGTTTCAAATACAAACGCTCCAGGTGCTCATAGATTTAAAATAGATTTAACACTTGCAAAGAAAACTATTGCTAGTGTCGAAGACTCAAACTTTGTTGAGTTATTAAGATTATCAAATGGTATTTTACAAAATCAAGTTAGAACAACAGAATATGCTGTATTAGAAGATACATTTGCTAGAAGAACATTTGACGAATCAGGTGACTACACAGTTAGAGAATTTGATTTAGATTTAAGAGAACATTTAATTTCAGGTAATAATAGAGGTATTTACACTTCAGCAAATGGTGGTTTAGAAAGTAAAATTGCTGCTGGTATATCTCCTGGTAAAGCATATGTAAGAGGATATGAAATTGAAACTATAGGTACAACATTTGTTGATGTTGATAAGGCAAGAGATTACAATACTCAAAATGCTTTTCAAACAAGATTTGATGTTGGTAACTATGTTCACGTAACAAACATATACGGTACTCCTGATGTTGGACCTGTAACAGGTGAAACGGACGCATTTAAAAAAGTAGATTTATATAAGGTTGCTACAAGTTCACGTGGTACTGCAAACACAGGTACAGGTGTAAATATAAATGCAATTGGTCGTGCTAAGTCAAAAGGATTTGAATATAAATCTGGTACTGCTAGTGCAAACATTTATTCTAGTTCTTCTATAACAGACTCAGTTTACAAACACTATCTATTTGACATTAATATGTTCACACATTTGAACATTACAACTGCTCAAACATTTACTACAGGAGAAGAAATAACAGGTTCAACTTCAGGTGCTACGGCAACTGTTGAGTCATTAACAGCAATAAGTTCAGAAACAATAACAGGAATTTCTCAGGCAAATCCTGCTGTAGTAACAGCAACAAATAACTTTGTAGAAGGACAACAGATTACAATTAGTGGTGTAAGTGGTATGACTGAGGTAAACGGAAATGTTTATACGGTTAGAAATCCATCAGGTTCAAATTTTGAATTATACGGAACAGACGGAATTACATCTACAGATTCTTCAGCGTTTACTGCATATACTTCAGGAGGTACTGCTGCTCACGGAGTTGTAGTAACAACAAGTATTAACGGAACATTTGTTCCTGGTGAAACAATAACAGGTGGAGTTTCAGGTAATACTGCTGTTATACAATCAGACGCTGTTGGATTTACGGCAGTAAGAACACACGATTTCTCTGCTACTAAACAAATTTATATGGCAGGAACAGCGGCTTATACCGCTGATACCTCAATAGATAGTACAAACGGAGAAACTTATGTAATAACTGGAAACTTAGATATAGGTTCTGGTTCTGCAAGTGTAACAGGTATTAATACAAGATTTACTACAGAATTAAAAATTGGTGATACAATTTCATTTACAAATGATAGTGGTAATACTGAAACAAAAATTATTGAGGCAATTGTTTCAGATACTAGTTTAGTGTTAACAACTGTAACTGCTGCTGCTTCAACTAAAACAACAGCAACAAGAAAAAGATCAAAATTACAAGACGCAAATAAAAATATTTCTATATTTGAATTGCCATATAAAAATATTAAAACATTAAAAACTGCTTCCAATTCAAATATTACTGATACAAGTTTTTCAGTTAGAAGACAATTTATAGTTACACTTTCTGGTGGTTCAGGACAAATAACTGCTGGAACAAACGAATCATTTCCAGGCGTATCTGATACAGACTATTTAATATCAATAGATGATGTTGCTAGTGCAAGTGCTGGTGCAACAGGAGATATATTAAGTGTTGTTGGCAACAATCATTTAGGAAATCCAATATTTACTCAACCATCTGGATCAGGAACAGTTGTTTTTGATTTTGGTTCTAACTATGCAAACGCAAAAATTAAAATACTTGCAACAGTAAACAGATCAACTGCAGGCTCTAAAACAAAAACTTTAAGAGAAAATAATACACAAGATGTCACTTCACTTGCTGGTGTTACAAAACAAGGTGGTATTGGTTTAGGTCAGGCAGACATTTATCAAATTAAATCAATTAGTATGGCAACTGCATTTGGTGCTTATAGTGCCTCAGGTGCAATTGATATTACAAGTAGATATGATTTAGACAACGGTCAAAGAGATAACTTCTATGACATTGGTAGAATTAAATTAAAAACAGGTGAATTAACACCAACAGGTTCTTTAAGAATTACTTATGATTGGTTTGAACACGGATCAGGAGATTACTGTGATGTTGATTCTTATTCAGGAGTTATTAGTTATGCAAATATTCCTAGTTATACATCTGACACAACTGGAAAAACTTATGAGTTAAGAGATTGTTTAGACTTTAGACCTGTTGTTGCTGATGACACAACTATAAATTCAGGCGGACAAGATAGAGATTATGATACAACAAATAATGCTGTTACAGTTGATGTTGTAAAATTTGGAACAAACATAACTACAGACTTTGAATATTACTTACCTAGAATAGACAAGATATTCTTAGATAAAGAAGGAAACTTCAAAGTAGTAAAAGGTGCAAGTTCTTTAAGACCACAAGTTCCTAAAAATTTAGATGGTGCAATGCACCTTTACACATTAGAAATTCCTGCCTACACATTATCTACTGAAGATGTTACGATTAAAAAAGTAGATAATAAACGATACACAATGAGAGATATTGGTAAGTTAGAAAATAGAATTGAAAGTTTAGAATACTATACTCAATTATCTCTTTTAGAAACACAGGCACAAAATTTACAAATACAAGACGCAAACGGTTTCGATAGATTTAAAAACGGATTTGTAGTAGATAACTTTACAGGTCATAATATTGGTGATGTAAGAAATAGAGATTACAAAGCTGCAATGGATATGGCAAGAGGTGAATTAAGACCTACGTTTAATCAGGACGCTGTACAATTAATTGAAAGAGATGATGATGGTACTGCAATTGTTGCTGCTGATAGAACGGCTGCTAATTATGCAAAAACAGGCGATCTAATTACTTTACCATATACAGAATCAACTTTAATAGAACAACCGTATGCAAGTAAAACTTTAAATGTAAATCCATTTGATGTATTTACTTGGTCAGGTTCAGTAGAATTAACACCTCCAAGTGATGAATGGAAAGAAACAGAAAGAGCACCAGAATTAGTTATTAATAATGTTGGTGGTTTTGATACTTTAGTTTCTAATTTAGGAAATTCAGCATTAAATGGTGTAGAAATAGGCACAGTATGGAATGATTGGCAAGATTTCTGGACAGGTGCTCCTAGAGATGTTTCAAGTAGAGATGTTTCTGGTCAAGTAAGAGATGGACGTAGAGTATTTGTAAGAACCGAAGTTACAACTGAACAAACAGTTTCACAAACAAGAACAGGTATTAGACAAAGAATAGTTCCTCAAGTTGTTAGAAATTCAATAGGTGACAGAATAGTTAATGTTGCATTTGTACCATTCATAAGAAGTAGAACAATTACATTTAATGCTACAAGAATGAAACCAAATACTAGAGTTTATCCATTCTTTGATAACATAGATATATCTGCTTATGTATCACCCTCTACTTTAAATACAGACGCTAACGGTTCTGTAACAGGAACATTTACAATACCTGATCCTAAAACAGATTCAAATCCTAGATGGAGAACAGGAACAAGAGTATTCAGATTGACAAGTTCATCTACAGACGCAAGAACAGATGTAGAAACTTCAGGAGAGGCAGATTATGTTGCTAGAGGTATTTTAGAAACTGTACAAAATACAATTATTTCAACAAGAGAACCACAACTTGTTAGAGAAAGTACAAGTGATACAAGATCAATTACAAGAACATCTACACGTGCAAGTGATAGAACAGTTGGTTGGGTTGATCCATTAGCACAAACTTTCTTAATAGATGATGTTGGTGGAATATTCTTAACATCAATTGACTTATATTTTGCAAGTAAAGATAGTAATATACCTATTACTCTACAAATTAGAGAAGTTGTAAATGGTTATCCAGGTAAAACAATATTACCTTTTTCAGAAAAAACTTTATTACCAAGTGCTGTAAATACTAGTACAAACGCTACAACAGCAACTACATTTACATTTAACAGTCCAGTTTATTTACAAGAAAATACAGAATACTGTTTTGTATTATTAGCAAACTCAAACAACTATACAGCATACGTAGGTAGATTAGGAGAAACAGTAATAGGTTCTGATAGAACAATCTCTCAACAACCTTATGCTGGTGTACTATTTAAATCTCAAAACGGTTCTACTTGGACTGCTGAACAAAACGAAGACATTAAATTTAAAATGAAACGTGCTGAGTTCAGTAATGTTACAGGTACAGTTACATTAACAAATGATACTTTACCAACAAGAACATTAAGAACAAATCCTATTAGAACATTAGGTACAGGTTCTCCAGTTCTTAGAGTATTTCATCCAAATCACGGAATGCACGGTACAACAAACAATGTAACTATTGCTGGTTTAGCATCAGGAACATATAACGGTGTAAGTCACAATCAAATTAATGGTACATATACTCAAATTTCAAACATAACTTTAGATAGTTATGATATTGATCCAAACAACAATGTAGATTATACTGACCCAATAGTTAATCCTACAAGTGTTGGAGATATTGGTGGTTCAACTGTAACTGCAACACAAAATAGATTATATGATGTGTTAAATTTAAATCTATCTACAATGACAGTTCCTAGTACAAATATTTCTTACAAAATTAGACCTACAACAGGAAGGTCAATTAGTGGATCAGAAACACCATTTAGTTTAACTGCTGCTTC